ATGTTGCCGTCCATCTCAACACTTCCAAGCCCGCAGGCTCTTGTTAATACGTGAGTCTGGGTCTTTAGCCGTCTTGGTGCTAGTCAGCTTCTTCTTCATGCCTTCCATTCGGGCACAGAAGCTGTCGCGCCTTTTTCCGCCCTCGGGTTGCGGGGGCTTCAGATTCATCCCTTGCTTTTTGGCGGAGGCTCGCCCCTTGGCGTTCAAGCCGCCGTTGGGGTTCTTGCCTTCTTTGCGAGTCCATGCTGCTGTCTTAGCCATGATTAGCTCACTGAGTTAGCAATTAACTTGCCGGTAACAATAACGCCCACAGCATAAGTGCTTGCACTTGTCTTCAACTGCCATTGAATGTCAGTTTTTTCTGCGTAAGCAAATGGGTCTGCTACTCGGCTGGCGGTGTAAATTGAAGTAAACGGTTGTTGCAACACCAAGGATTGAACGCCGGTGCTGTTGTTAATCGCTTGCACTTGGTATGTAAGGTAGTTACCGCTGGTGTAGCTGTTTGACGTATTGGCCTCAACCCAGTCCAAGTAGAACGTATTGTTCGCCGGGACTGTATAAATAGTTGACTGAGACTTACCAACAGTAGCATTGATTTGCGCCAAAGTATTGGAGCTTTGCTTTGCGGTAATTGTTCCAACGTTCGACACTTGACCAGATGCTACGCCAACCATTTGTAGGCTGTTCACACGGAAGTAGCTTTTGGTTGTGGTAACACCACTTGTACCGTTCAGAGTTAAAACTTCTGATACGGGGTTAAAGTTGATATCCAAGCCGCTAATAAGCACGGAAGCTGGAGCAGCATCAGATGCAGAGCTACTTACCACCGTTAATGTTGTAGCAGTTGTTGGATACGTGTAGGTGCTTGCGTTTTCCCAAATTGGAATAAACGCTGTCGTAACAGAACCTTGATAGCCAAAAAGACTGACCGTTGTATGGCCTGTGATTTGACCACGCGCAACCTGCAGGTCAAAGGGTTCGTACTTTGACTGTCGGCTAATTGAATTAACGGCATTGTTTGTGCCGGGAATACCGTTCGGGCTTTGAACTGCCATATTGATCTCCTTAGTTACAAAGAGGGGGCCGAAGCCCCCGGATCAATTAGTCAAGGTTACCGTAGGGGTATTGAGTCAGAGTACCAATGTTGTTGTCATTCTGAGCGTAGCGAACAATGAAGTTCAATTTACCGCCAGTAGGAGCAGCCACGTTAGCGGAGCCAGTGATGCTCAAGGTAAACACGATCTGCGACAAGAACGAGGGGTTAGCGCCCAAGGTGGGGTTCTGAATGTCAGAAGTGGTAGCCAACAAGTTAGCCAAGTTAGTGCCAGTGTAAGTGATGGTTTGACGACCAGCAGTACCAACAGTCGTAGTGCCCAGAGCGGCAGTAGCGTAAGTAGGAGTACCACCAGCAGCGGTCAAAGCGTTAGAAACAAACACAGAAGTGTTGCTCAAAGTAGCGCCAGACTCACCGGTGATTGCGGAGATGTAGTCAACAGTGATGTCGATAATTTGGCTGTTGATAGGCAAATACATCACAGCGCCGCGGTAGATTTGACCCGCGCCAGAACCAGTTACGTCGGCAGTGGGGGTAACGATTGTGGGACCGTTGGGGCTATAGGTGCTTGAAGGTGTGAAAACAGTGCCGTTCAAGTTGGGGATGTTGTTGCCCCAAACGAATTGGCCCGAACCGCCAGAGTAACCAGCAGTGCCAACAGTGGTGTTGGAAAGATCAATGTAGCAGTCTTGTTCCAAGACTGTGTAACCAACGTCGCGCAAAGCGCCAAAACGGTTGTCGCCCGATAGGATTGGGCCTTCAAATGTACTACGTGCCATGACAAATGTCCTTATGCAAAAGTTACCTTGTTAATCGTTGCATCGTCTGCTGGGCCAGTGGCAACAAGGTTGAATTCCCAGATGCCTCAATATACCTTATTTGGCAGAGGTGTCAAGGAGTTTGTTGGACTTTTTTAAGTTTTCTTCCTGTGTGATGACACGTAGGTTCCACGGCACATGAAGGCCGCAAACAACATCAGAGCGCAAAGGAACTATATGATCGACTACATATTGCTCCCCCGTTGTTTGAGTCATCGTAATAGCGATTTGGTACAGCTGCCTAATTTCGGATTTTTGTTTTCTTGTTAGCCAAGGAGGTGTTGCCTCACGATGTTTACGCCGCCGCGCCTTAGTATCTGCTCGAATTTGTGACTTGTTGTTTTCTTTCCAAACATTTCGGTACTCACGTAACTGCGCAATAGGCCGGGTTCTAGCAGCGGCTATTACTTGTTCACGATGCTCTACATACCACTCATTTTTACGGTCTTTGACATCTTCTCGTTTGTTGTACTCTTTAAAGTACTCTGCACGGGTGATATTGGCTTTTTCCCATTCGACCTTTAGGCACTCAACGCAGGCTCCTTTAGTTTTGCGTGCAGCTATGTGCCCATGCTTGCACGGCTGTCCAGTGAAATAGTACTTAGCCCCGGTTCGCTTTGCTTCTTCTCGGGTCTTGGGTAGGTTTGTAGTATCCATATTTACTCCTGTGACTTAGTTACAGGTAATAATTGTACTGGTTTTTAGGCAAAGAAAAAGGCCCCGAAGGGCCTTCAAACATGGGGGTAAACCCTTGTTTTTAGTAGGACGAGAACACGCCCAGAGGATCAGACCAGCCAAAGCTGTAACGTTCACGGCTCTTGTAACGTACATTGCCCGTATCAAAATCACCATCCATTGAATTCTGCAACGGAATCCGTTCGAAGTGCTTCAGGCCGTTAGGCACATCAGTGGTCAAGAACCAAGTGTTGGTCGAGGTCAAGAAGTGGTTAACGGTGTAACCTTCAGGAATCGAACCGTTGTTCTTGATGGCGTTGATGTCGTTGTTGTTAGTACCGACGCGGAGTTCGGTTTCCAACAAACGAGTAGCAACGAACATCAAGCTTGGGGGAACCACCAATTTGCGGGGCTTAGCAGCGATCAACAGACCACGTTCATCCGTCCAAGCAGCGATTTGAATGACGGCTGCTTCCAAAGCAGTTTCGTTCAAGTCGGAAGGAGTGGAGAAGGTGTTGCTGTTAGTGCCGCCGTTAACCAAGGGGTGAGCGGTAGAGAACAAAGCCACGCCGTCACCGCCGGTGTACTGAGCGTTATAGCCGTTGTTCAAAACTGCAGCAGCCTTGACTTGCTTGGTGTAAGCCATAGCACGAGCCAAGCCTTTGGTGTAGCGAGCAGACAAGCTGTCGTACAAGTTATCTTCGATCGCTTCTTCAGTGATCGAGAAACCCAAGGCAATGGTTTCGTGGTTGTAGCGAGCAGTCCAAGCTTCTTGAGCATTGTCATAAGAAATTGCGCTGCCTTCATTCTTCACAGGAGCTGCGGAGAAGCCAGACAGTTTTGTTTCTTCTTCAAAGCTACGTTCCGAAGTTTCGGTTTCGTAGATTTCTTTATGCTCTTCGCCGTAACGGGCGTACTCCAAACCGAACAAAGCGTTCAAGCCGGGGAGCAATTCTTTAAGTAGTTGTGCGCGTGAAATAGCCATTTTAAATTACTCCTTAAGCGCCAGTAGCGTTGAAGTAGTTGTGGTAACCGAAGTTCCACTGTACTTGCACTTCTGGGTAGCCAACAAAAGACAAAGATGTACCAGCGGGGACGCTGACGGTAGCAGACAAGGTCAAAGTAGTGCCGCTGACGTTAGTCACGGTCAAGTACTGGCCTGCGTATGCGCCAGAGACGCTAGGAGCGATCAATTGCATGCCGGGGCTGATGGCGGTGTTGGCAGCAGTGATGGTCAAGGTGGCGCTGCTAGAAGTTGCATTGCCGCTGATAGCGGTAACAACGACAGCAGTGTCAGGAACCACAGCCACAACGCGGAAAGGAGCGCTTGATGTAACACGAGTGTTACCTTGAGTACCGGAGGTAATAACACCGCCAGTCACGCCCATAGCTGAGTCACCAGTGGTGGTGTTACCGGAAGCAGAGCCGCCGTTAGAACCTTGGGTAACCAAGTACATGTTGGAGCCGATGAACGAGGGGTTCACGTAGCCAACAGTAGCACCGGGAGTGTTAGACACAGAAGAAGTGCCTTGGGTCAAAACAGCCGATTGGAACACAGCTTGTGGGTCATCCACGACATAACCTTGCATGCTGTTGGGGCCATAAGAGCCAGCATTGGTGGTAGTGTTTGCGGGGTAGAACTGTGCACGAACGGTTTGGCTCATGCTGTTGACGTATTGAGCGCCAACAAACACGCCGATAGCACCAGCACCGGAAGAAACCGACGAAGCTGCACCGAGTGCGGTAACGGCCAAAGAACCGCCGCTAATGCCGACAACGTCGCCATTAAAGAGGTTATAGCCATAGTTGTAGGAGATAGGGATCAAGCGAGTGGAACCCGCAAAAACCCGACCGCCAGTCAAGCTAACGGGTTTTAAACCGTAAGCTGCAGGAACGATAGGATAAGCCATTTGTAAACTCCAAGTTATTTAGAACCAGAACCAAATGCGCTGCCACGTGTCGAGGTAGATTTTCTATCCGAGAACAAAGGCATGCGCGGATCTTGCTGACGCATAAAATTATTGTCCACTGATTCCATCTGGGATTGGTTTTGACGGTTGTAATAGTCCATCATCGCTTCGAGGCGTTCGGTTGGCATTCTGCACAACATCAAACCGCCGATCTCCACATTGCCGTTCTTATCACCAGTCAACATCAATTCTGGATGGTCAGCCGCCTTTACCGGCTCCCAACCTTCGCGCATCTTACGAGACACGTTGGTCGGTTCTTCCTTACCCATGAGCGAAGTCATAATCCAACGGAATGACATACCCGGGACAGGGGTCGGTTCAGGCAAGTGTGCTGCAGGTTTGTATTCGTAACGAGCAGACTTTTCGCGTGACACGAGGTCACGATTAACGCGTGTATCAGTAGCCATTTTTTAATCCTCCAATTTCAAAACTTCTTTAGCATATTGCTGGTTCGAGAGTCCGAACTTCTTCGCTAGCGCCTGCTGCGTAAGAGTAAGTTGGATGCTCTTTTTCCCAGTCGAACGTGTTGCAGGTGCAACTACGCTTGCTGTTTTGCGTGAAGATGACTCTGCGTTATTACGCGCGGGTGTCCCACCAAAAACATCAGGGAACGTATTTTTTATGCGAGTGTCAATAGTATTGAAGTACTCGTCAGATTGCGGGTCTACCCCGGAGTTGACTAGTTTTTGATGCAGCCCTAGTGCATAGCTGGTAATTTCTTCGAACCCCGGTGAACCGAACCACTGGTTTTTTGCCTGCCAGCGCAGGGATTTTTCGTCCAGTTGCACTTGTTGGGGTGCTTGAGTACGAGGTTGTACAGGAGTTTGGTCAACTTGTAAAGAGGCTGGCCTAAAATTATTTGCTGCGGCCAAACGCATCTTCGCATCCGTTAAAGCCTCTTGAGCTGCAATGATGGCGTCTGTATCAAACGATTCTTGCGCAGCCTTCAAGTTTTTACGGGCCATTTCAAGCGACTGTTCAGCTGAACTCTTCAGCGTAGAGGCGTATTGCTGGCTACCGTTATTAACGTATTGCTTGAGTTGTTTATTCTCATTGATGAGTTGTTGTGCCACACGTTCCAGCTCCTCGCGTTCGCGGGCAATCTGGTCGGAGCGGCGACGCTCGTCGTGACGGGCGTGTGTTAATTCTTTAATCCGTTTTTTGACGTTGTCTGAGTAATTCTCAATTTCATCGTCTGTCGGATCGACCACTTCACGGTCCAGAGGTTTACGGCCTCGGTCGCGCTCAGGCGTGTCATCAATAAGCTCTATCTCAAGCTCATCACTATTTTCGGCGGATTTCTTCTCCGCCTCCAGCTCGTCTGGAAACTTAAAATCTTCGGGCATAGCCACTCCTTAGTATGCGCGGGTAATTCCGCGGGGATCATCCACCACAGCTTCGACTTGATCGTCGTTGATGAGGCGGAACTCTTTGCCGTAAATCTTGAAACGCGTACCGGCGTAAGCCCGCACGATCACAAAATCTCCAGCCTTGCACCATGCTCCGTTAGGAAACTTGGTGGTATCTTTGTATGCATCTACGCCCGTTTTCAGCACGAACAAGACGGTAGTCGAGTGCTCTTCTTGACGGATCAAATCAGAGGGTTTGACCAAATCCAACTCGGTTCCTGCGATCTTGTCAGACACGTCTGGCACGGCGCAGAGCAACTTGTACCCAGAAGGTTCGGGCAACAGAGTGCCTTTTTCTTCAGGAGTCGCATCCGGTTCGGGCTGTTCCGCTGGTTGGATGGTGGGTGGCAAAGCCAAGCCCGGAGGCAAAATAAGATCACTCATCTGATTTCTCTACTTTCTCTGCAAGGTCTATGATGTAACGCTCTGCAAGGGCAAGACCCTGAATAACCCCACAGAGTTTTTGGTACTCATCAAAAGTACGGCACTGACCACTGGCTAAGTCGTCGGCGTAGTTGTTTAAGTCTTTGCGTATTTGGTCGCGCAATACGCGTGCGAATTCGTGAATCATTCTTTACCTTTAGGTCTGTTTTGCACTTGGGCTTTAACCATTTCCTTAGCCACGCCCATCATTTGTTCGCGCTCAGCGGTGCGTTGCTCTTGCTTGTGCTTGGCAATCTCAACGCCGGTTTTAATGCCAAACTGTTTCTCTTGTGAAGCGGTTTGGTGTTTGGCCTTTTGAACGTCCACACCTACCTTCATAGCGCCAAGCTGGAAGTTGCCGCCAATCTTTTCCTTCTCTAGCGCCAGTTTTTGCATGTGCATCTGGGCGCTGTTTTGGAGTTTGGCCTGCTCGATGGCAGCTTGTGCCTGCGCTTGCTGAGCTTTGATCTGCACCTCTTGGGCTTTGATCTGAACTTCTTGCTGACGAATCTGCAACTCTTGTTGCTGCATCTGAATAAGCGGATCTTGCTGAGCTTGTTGAGCGTGTTGCTGTGCAGCCATTTGTTGGTGCTGTTGCAAAACACGCTGAGCGGCTTGCGCCATGAGTCCGGCAACAGCTTGTTCCGCCTGTGCTGGCAAGGGTTCGTTCTGTGCTGGCAGCGCCATGCCCAGTTGAGCTTCCACCTGACGGCGGTAATCAAACCCAACGTGTTCGGCGATGTGGGCCTGCATCGCGGCCATAATCATCGGAGCCTTGGGGTTTTGGCCGACCATCTGCTGAATTGTCGGATCCTGCATGAAGGCCATGTGCGTTTGCAAGTGCGCCTGATGGTCTTGGAGTTGGAACGCTTTGAGCGGCACACCGTTGAGGGCGTTCACGTTCTCAGATATCGGATCCACAGGTTTTTGCTCGTCCGGCAACGGCACAAGTTTATCGGGATTCTTAATGCCCAACACTTCGAGCATCCGGCGGTGGAGTTCGGGTAAGTTGTAGATGTCGGGAGACATCTGCGCCATCTGGATGACGGCTTGGTACTGCACCACGCGCTGAGACATGGTAGCGGCGTTGGGATCCGACACGGGGATGATGTCCACGTGCGAAAAGTCAGACTTCTTGGATTTACGGCTACCTTTTTCGGGCTCAAATGGGTACTCGTCGGGTGTGTCATCCTTGATGATCTCAGCCAGCAACTGCAACTCTTGCTTGAATGCGTAGTGCACACGGGCTTGAACAGCCGTCATCACTTTGAGTTGGCGCTCTAAGAGCGCGAGCGTTGTACCCACTGGGGCTTGGCTCGACATGTCGCTGACCTGCATATCTGCAGTAGCCGCAAATCGACGACCTTCTTCAACGATGTTGTTGAGCAAGGTGTACAGAACTTGGCTAGGTTCCTTGTAGGGCAGCGGCAGGATGTTGTCGCGCAGTGCGCCAGAGCCAATGTCTACGTCCCGGAACTCGCCCGGAGCAATCGGGGTATCGTCGCCCTTGATCCGGAGCCCCCGTGACTTGAGACCGCCGGGGAGGTTTGAGAGTGTACCGGCATCAACAAGCTGGCGCATGATCGAGGTTGCCGATTTAGCAAAACCCCCGATGAGGTGGAATAAACCGAATCCGTAAGCTCCGAAACCGGGTATGTACTGGTAGTGGACAAAGTGCTGACGTTTGAGCTTGAGTGGGTCATTTTCTTTCCAGTTACGACGAATTGACAGGACAGTGCCTGTACCTTTGATAACCGTAACGACGTAGGGCAGCGCAATGCCGGTCTCGTCGTTGTTCTCATCTACATCGTTGTAGCCGTCCAGATCCAAGTCCACGAGCGACTCATACAAGGTGTAGCGGTCGTCGTTGATGTCGTTGAACCCGGTCTCTTGGTCTTTGGCTTTTTGAATCTCATCCGTCTGTTTGCTTGGGTCGGGCAGGTCTACGTCGCGGTAAAACCCGTTGGCAATCAGTTTCAGAATGTCGTTTTTGTGCATGCGCATCTGGTGCGTCACACGGGGAGCAGTGCGCTGATCCGTCGTACCGTAAGGCAAAAGAACATCCTCGGCGGGAATGAACATCGACACCTGACGGCCAAGACTTGGATCTTTGTACACCTTCTTGAACGCCGAGCCTGCGGCGGGCAGACTCCACAACATGCGCTCTTGCTCGGGACGAAACTCTGGCATCTTCTCTACCAGCTCATAGTTCATGTCCTCTTCGACGTTGTTCGCCGCTTGTTTCTTCTCGGGCGTTTCTTTACCCCAGATGGTTGTGCGCACAGGCCCTTGGGGCGGGAACATCTCTGTAATTGTTTCTGACTGGAACCTGACAACAGCTTCCGTAATCATTGGATGGAACACGCCGGATGCGCCCATCCAAGGCTCAGTGCGTTCTTCGTACTGCAAGCCCATCAGTTTCAAACCCATGACGTAGGTCTTCTCCCACTCTTTGCGTGACTGA